ATATACCTGAACCTATTGAAGAAGATATTAAAGATGATATTATAAAAGAGGAGGTAGTCGTTGAAGAAATTAAAGAAGATGTGGATGTCATCATTCCTGAGGATGATGTTGTTGTACTCGACCCACCTAAAGAGGAAGTATTTGAAGATGAAGTGGTGGAGTTTGAAGAACCGCCTATTGAGTTCGAGATTATTGAATTCGATTTGGAAGATATTGTCCCCGAAATCGTGGTGGAGATACCAGTACAAGATGAAATAGAGGAGGAGATAAAAGATGAAGAAATTAAAGAGGATGTACAGGAAGTTCTGGATGAGCCGATACAGGAAGTTGTTAATGAAGATACGCCAGGAACAACACTACCGAGAGTGGAAGATAAAGAACCCTTAGAGCTTACTGAGGAAGAAGTTGCTGTTGAAGTAGCTCAAATAGAAGAAGTTATTGATATAGAAATAGAGATAGCTACCGAAGAAGAGATAGATAATTTTACAGAAGAGGAGTTAGTTGAATATGAAGAAGCTAAAGAAGAAGCAATACAAGAGTATGTACAAGACCTTACCGAAGAAGAAGTTGTTGAAGTCTTAGAAGAGGTCAATGACATTGGTGTACAAAACTTAGACCAAGCTACTGAAGAAGTACAAGAGATAGTTCAAGCTGTTGTTGAGGAAGCTATTGCAGATGTTGAAGAGCTTACTGAAGAACAGGTAGAAGTTGTAGCTGAAGTATTCCAAGTAGAAGCAGAAGATGTATCTATTATTGCAGAGTCTGTTAAAGATGACGAGGTCATAGCAGAAGCTGTAGAAGAATATGTAGAGAGAGCTGTAGATAACTCAGATGTAGAGAACTACACACTTGCTGATGTTGTAACAGAAGTAAACTACGAATCTTTTTTAGAGAACCCTATAGAAACATTTATTGATTTAGATTTTGAAGATGTCACACTATCAAACATAGGTGATGACATGACACAAGACCAAAGAGAAAAAGCACAAGAAGTTGTAGTGCCAGTTATTCTGACTAGAATAGCTAGTATGGCAGCTTTCGTATTTAGGAGAAATTTATGATTAAGAAGTTATGGTCATGGTTAGTATCAGCAATTAAAGAAACATTAAACCTTAGTTGGACTTTGGTAGGTTTAGTTATTGCAACACTAACATTGACTGGTTCTGCTCAGCAAGTGACAGGATTAGCTACAGTTATTACTCTAGGTATATGGTTGCTGACCATTAGTTTTAGAAAGGAATAATAATGAAACTACAAGTTGTAAGAACACAGTTCGGCAAAGATGCTACGAATGGAATGTTGTTTATAGATGGTATCTTTGAATGTTATACACTAGAAGACCAGTATCAAGCAGTTAAAGTTATGCACGAAACCTGCATACCAGAGGGCAAATACAATATAGAGTTTAGAAAGACAGGTGGATTTCACGCAAAGTATTCAGAGAGATATAAGAATGCACATTATGGTATGTTGCATATACAAGATGTACCTAACTTTACCTATATACTTATACACACAGGAAATACTGATGAACATACATCAGGCTGTTTAATTGTAGGTGAAACACAACAAGACCTAGAGATATCTAAGGACGGGTTTGTCGGCTCAAGTTCAGTAGCGTACAAAAAAATGTATGCAAAAGTTGCAAGTCAATTACTACAAGGAAAAAAAGTTACTATAGAATATACAACAATAAACAAATTGCTTGAACAAAAACCTGAGGAAGATAACAAAGCTAAAGACCATATGATACTAGCTGATAGTGTGTATGAAAAGCTCCAAGAAATAAATGGTAACGTTATTAAAACAAATGCAATGTTAGAAGGTAGAATAATAACATAATGTTTGAGAAGTTAAAAAGGTCACGAAATTCTGACGGGACGTTTAAAAAAAACGTGTGGTGGACTCCTTGGAATGATACATGGGAGTATACAATGAGCAAAGAATATAAAGATGTTCTTAGTAAAACTGTATGGACTTTTGTTGAAGCATTCATTTCAGCTCTTACAGTCGCACCTTTAGTTGGTGTTGACGCAGATGCTGTACAACTTGCTGCCTTATCAGGCGGTGCTGCTGCTTTAGTAGTAGTAAAAGAGTTTGCTAAAAAACAAATTGGTCCAAAGCCAGTTAAACCAAGTAAGTAATTCAAATAGCAAAGCCGAGGGTGTTATCCTTTCTACCTCGGCTTCTGCTTTTTTTTAATTAAAAGGGAGCTACGTCCTCTTCCAAATCGTCTAGGTCTTTTGCTTTAGGCATCTCTGGCATATACCATTCTTCTGGTGCTTTCTTATCGTTAGCAAATGAATCAATGTAATATATTCTAGGGTTACCGTTGTCGCAATCTTTGTTCTTACATTTCCAATCTGGATATGTAGGCTTTATTTTACCACTAGCTTTGTCGTGTCTGTTATCCCATAGTTCACTATCGCAACTTAGACACTTAGGTGTCATAGTTCCTTCAGTAATAATGACCATTGTTTCTACTTTAGGAGACGGAGCAGAGGCAGGAGTGCTGACCACCTCTGCTTTTTTAGTCTCCCGATTAGTGGTTGGCTTTGCTTCTACTTCTTCTGCATAATGATGTTCTTCAGAGACACCACCTGTCCATAATTCAAGTCCGATACCCAGTCTCATGCAACATCTTTTAATGCCGTCTGATACAGCTAGCTTTAATATTTCACTCTCTGTAATGTTTCTATTGACTGCGTTCATATCAACATCACCAACTTCTTCTATAGTTTGGTCTGTTGATTTAATGTACAGTTTGCACTTTGCACCTATGATACTATTGTCAGCACCCCTAACTACCTCGTATGTGTAGTCATACCCACCAGGAATTACATCCACTAATCTCTGTGTGTATATGTGATGAGGAACATAGTCTCCATACTTACCTTTGGGGGCTTTCATTACAACTTCTTTTGGGAAGTTCTTAATTAATTTTTTTTGTGTTTCTTTATCCACGAACACTCCTTTCTAATCGTTTGTATATTTTATACTTGTTCTGAATTTAATGGTATATCTGTCAATTTAAACTGTTCTTTACGAAAGAGCTTGCATAAACTGTTAAGACAAACTAACTCAGCTCTCTTAACAAACAATGCTTTTCCGCAATACATACAAATATGTGACATAATCTACTCCTCTAGTTGTACTAGATACTCTGCAGTAACTCCTTTATCAGGTTTCACAAACAACGTAAACTGGCATGGTCTACCCATACTTGCTAACTGTTCTTGTGCATAACTGTTATAACTCTCAGTAGAACCATTAACCCATAGACGAACATCATTAATATATAGTGATGTTGGTGTGTGGTAATGTCCTGCTACTGCGTGTGTAAAGTCTTCCATCAATCCATTTGCTGCAAGAGCTTTCCAACCTAGTATTTTTTTATTGTATCCATAGAAGGGAACACCCATTGAACCACGTATGTTATCTCCATGAAAACAAAAGAACTTAGCCTTTTCGCCTAAGTCAGCTACTGTGTACCAATGATTGTCAACGCCTTCAGGGATATGAAACTTAATGCGTTTCTCTCCCGCGAACATAGTGTCTAGTATTTTGCCTAACATTCTATCAGCGTTTGTCTCAGGGTTGTAATCTCTGCGTGAACGACCACCCAAAGCCCCATGATTACCTATAACCCAGTATACTTCTACTTCTTTGAAGTTTTCCAATAAGATAGAAAAGAAAGTGTGCATGATTCTAGGACCATCTACAGTTACTTGTCTATATAAAGAACTGTCAATTAAATGTGACTGTCCTGGAAATATAAGCTCTCCTTCAACTATGTCTCCTAAAGCAAGCACCACACATTTATCTACAGTATGCGTAGCTCTTTGTATTTTTGTGAGCTTGACTATCTTTTCTGCATATCGTTTAACCCTTTCCTCAGCTACATTAGTGTCGTAGTCTGGGGTTCTCTTTGCGAGTTGGATATCTGATATCAATGGGACGCAGATTTCTTCCTCTTTTTTCTGGGTTTTTTTGCTAGTCGGTTTGTGTATATCGGGGAACTGTAAAGTTCTCATACCATCTCTAGCACCTTGATATACTGCCTCAACCATATCAGCTCTTTTGTCTTTGAGTTTATCTATTTGCTTTAATAACCTAGTGTTAGTATCTTTAAGGTCTGCAATTTTATCACTCTCTGCCTCAGCTAAAAGGTCTAGCAGTTCTTTATTGTTGGTCGGTTTGGGTTTTTTGTTCATAGCGTTTCTCCATGTTTGCTAACCAAAGACGAACACGTGAACGTGACACTTCAAAGTTAAACTCTCTTTCAAGTATTTCACATATAACCCTAGCGTTAGCTTTAACGCCTTGATTTTCTACCCTGTCCGATAATGTTTCAATGAATGGCTCGGCGTTTCTAGGTAGTCTTTCGTACCATTTAACACCACCACTCTTTGTTTTTGCAGTTGCCTCATCTAATAAAAGTTGGACATCTACCTTTCCTGTATTTTCTATATTGTTACTCATAGGTAAATCATAACATGATTGTGATTTAGTTGCAACTATATATGATTACGCATATGCGTAGTAGCAAATAAAAAAAAGGTGGCTAAACCGAAGTCTAACCACCTAATTTTATTAGTACGGCAATAGGTAAGAGAGATTACCTAGTGCTTAAGGGATAGCTTTTTAGCTACCTTTAGTATCGTGTCCCTATTTTCTATAGGAATAATATTATTCTTACGCATGAACACAGAAATTTCCTTACGTTTCTGTCCGTCAAGGTAATCATTTCGTCCTGTATCGGCATTAACACCAATGACTTGTTGGTCTGATACCCATATTCTAGGCTCTGGTTGTGTTGCTAACCACCTCAACCCATCTAAGTCAACAGAGTTAGCACCCCATTCGCCAAGTTTATCTAGAGCATGGTTACTCATTCTACCGTCTTTTGCAATGACACGTATCTCTCCGTCATAGTCATCTATTTTTCTGTTGTAACCAACATAACCAGCAATATTAGAAGCTGGTAAGAGTTCAACTATTTCTTTAATGTCATCTTTATATAACCCCATAGAGCCAGAGCAATCAATCATCATAGAGCCACCTGCAACAGTTGTTCTTCTACTGAATACCTTTCTATCGGTAGCCATTCTGTGCATACTTCTAGGAACGACACCTCTATCGGAACTAGATTTCTTTAGTTCTCTAATAGCTTTGTCTACTGATTCATCTGGTTTGAATGGTATTAATCTAGCTTTACCATGTACACCAGAGGCTACTTCTCGTTCGTAATCTACAAGATGTTGGTGCTTTCTATCAGCATCTTCCATAACTTCTAGGGCTAATTCCTTACCCAATCCTTTAGGTAAAGTAAGAGCATACTCTTGTTCTGGCTGAGGCGTATCATCTTCATAACGTTTACTTGGTAAACAGTTTGGAACGTTACGTCTATTACCTTCTTTACCTTCAAGTATTCTACGAATCTTATTGACTCTGTATCTTACTTGAGTTTCAGATAATTTATCATACACCCAACCATGCTTGTACTCTTTATCATCTTCGTTCCAGTATTTTTTCCATGCACTAGTTTCAATTTCCATTCTTCGTGCATAATACTGAGCCTCTCTTACAATAGCTATTGCTGAGTAGTAGGCTTGGAATATAATACTAGAGTCTTGCTCAATAATATGTTCGGGCATTCTAAAATCCACTTTAGTTCTAACTACATTTAGAATTGTAGATTCCATTCTGGTAGCTTGAATACCACCGTCTTGAACACACGCATACTTTTTTACAAAGTCCCTAATGAATTTATGTACGTCATTGGTTTCATAAAGTTCATTTATTAACCTTACTACATACATATAGACATCTTCTTCTGAGCCTATGGGAATAGTAGATGATTCATACAAGTCTATAAGTAGCTTATCTTCTTTAGTGTATGTACCACTCTCTATTCTTTCATGAGTCTTTTTTATAGTTTCGTGAGCTATACTACGTCCACGCCAATTTGGTTGTCCATACATCTTTTTAAGCAAGTTATTTTTCCTAACTTCAGCTACTTTATAAGAGAAAAGCAACTGTGCTGAATAGTTCAACACAGTTTTATTTTTGAAGTTCATATTATAAAACAACTTCATTCTCCATAGACAAGCTCTCAATAGTACCTGTTTATTTATCTCATCTTTAGTGATAACATAATCTGGTACATTAATATCATGTCTGCCTTTTTGTATGTGTGGTGAAGATGTATACTTCACTTTAAAGTTTCTTACCTTATCGCCTATCAAAGCTAAGTTTGGTAGCATAAAAGGTAAGTTAGTTGGTGTATCTGTATAGCTTATACTGAATAAACTATTCATTAGAAATTCCAAATGCCTCGTTGATAGCATAGGAATCTTCTTTGAAGATAACTCTTACAGCGTCAACTTCATCAATTCCGTTATCTAGTAGCTGTTGTAGTGCTATCCATTTACGCATTGAGAATCCAGATGACTCAGTTTGGTCCAAGTAAACAGACGCTAGTTTCTTTGGTAAAGAACGTAACGCCTCTGGGTGTACTTCTCTAATATGAAACTGCACAGGGAATCTATCAGCTAATGCTTCAGGCAAATCCTCAGGCTCTCCATTCATAGTAGCTACTACTTGGAAGTTCTCAGCAGGTCTTACTACTTCTTTATCCTTGTTAGGAAGTGTGAACTTCGCAAATTTTGGGTCATCTAATAGAGCGTGTAAGAATGTCATCACATCTATACCAGCTTTGTCTATCTCATTGATAACCAATCTACCACCAGTTTTCCAAGCCATTACGCCAATTCCGTCAATCCATTCAAATCCACCATCTTCGGTAGCTATGTAGTGTCCCATAAGTTCACTAGCCGTACTGTCTGCTGACAATGTAATTGCATAAGACTCTTGGTTTTCTTTCAATCCAAGACTATTTGCTTGATAGGTTTTACCAGTTCCAGGTATACCATAAAGTAATATTCTTGGTGTTATTGGTAGGACTTGTTTAAGTAAATCCCACTCACTCTTTCTCGTCATTATTTTCTCCTTCTCTCTTTAAGAGATTCTCTATTTCTTTTATAAAGGTATTTGTCAACCCGTCTTTGTCAACAACTTCCCATAAGTTCAACCACTCTTTACGAGTGACACTATCGTCTATCCACCTAATATCTGGAATATTAGGAAGTATTTTCATAGCTTCCATAGGTACATCAACTGCTACTGTGGTGTATTCCTTATCTAAAGGCATACCATCTCTGCGTTTAACAATCACTTCAAACATAAGTCTGACGTGAGTATCAGTCACTACACCAGCCTTGTGATAATGGGGCATAGCCATCATTAACATACAAGGGAATCTATCGTCAACTACAATATCCAAATCGCTATCCATAGTTTCATCTAAGAAACTTGGTACAATCTGTCTGTTGTAATCGTTGTCTATTGCTAGACCATTGAGATACTTTAAGATGTCAACAGTAATAGCACAGTTCTTTAGTCTTTCGCTAAACTCTGCAATATCTTTTGCATCTCCTTCGATACCACTAGGCATTATCATTCTCCTCTCCTACACAACATTGACAAAACTCTACGTCATTAGAGTTAATCGTATCTTGTGTGTCATCTTCTTTCTTTACTAAATCATCTACACAATTACCACAAAGGGCATAGCTTAGATGAATCCATAAACTCTTAGGTTGGTTTGCTAAGTCAACCACTTCTATCGGCACATTACAGAAGTCACATATCCACAAGTCGTCTGGAATATTTGTGTCTGTTAATGTGTCAAACACAAAGTCATCTTGTCCATATTTCTCGTAGTATGCAGTTCTCTCTGCTCTGTCGTTCGCCCTATGTCTTATAGGGTTTGATATTATAATGTTCTCAGGCATTATTCTCCTTTCCGAAAGGAGATACAGTATACATTCTTGGGGCATGAGCAGTAAGTTTGAACTCGTCTTTGTTATCTACTAGAGCTACAATCTTATCTACTTCCCCTACTGCGTATTCTTTTGATACGTCACTATCAAAGTAGAAATCAACAGTCAATATATTCTCATCTCGTTTCATATTCTTATCTATGTACTCATATATTTCAGGCATGACATTCCTTTCTATGACTTTCCTTTAACCAGTAGTCAACATCAAGTGTGATGTCGGGGTGGCTAAGTATGTCATTAATATCTACTGTGGCTTTGTTTACTTCTTTTCCACAGTCCTTACACTTCATTGTTTATCCTTAACTACTACTTCTTTAGCAGTAGTTTTACCTATCATTACAGCGTCTATATGTATCTTTGCCTCGTCATAGGTATAACCTTTGTCTAGGCAGTACCATAACTGCTGTATAATTTCTTCAAGAGTCATTTTTCCTCACTCTCTAATAAGTTAATTGCAACTTCTAACTGTTCTTTATTTCTTTTTAATTGTTTAAGAACATTGGAACGTTGCATAGATTTATCATTGCCTAATTTTTTAGGTTGATAAGAAAGATAGCCTCTACCAAAAGCTATTCTGTCAGTATCAAATTCGACATTGATAGATATATCTTTATCGAACTCTTTAATAAATACCATTATTCCTCTTCCCAACTAATAACTTCATTACAATCATTACACTCAACACTTGCGTTTCCATTAATACCGTTTGCATAGGTAACAACTTCTACATCATGCCCTATGTGTTCTTTTATTTTCGCCATTATTCTTCCTCACTTTCTTTATTCTCAACTACTTCTTTGAGAAATTTCTCAACTGATTCTGTAATATTGTCGCCCACTTTTTCTACATTAAATCCAGTAACGACATTTGGATTACCAATAGTAATTATGTCTGGTTGCATTTTCATTAGGTTAGAAAGAAACGACTTTTGAAATTCTTCGCTTCGTAACATACCCAACAGATTATCCAACGCATCATCACGTGTTAATCTACCTTCGTCTATTAACTCTGTTGCAAACTCGCCAAGTTTTTCCAAACCACTTGCTATTAGTTGATTGTAGATACTATCCCACACTTCAACCATTGCAACCAATGGACTAGAGGCACTTAGGTATGCTCGTTTCTGGTGTACTGTTTCATCTTCGCCGTCCATGTTTACAACAGCTACACCATAATGAGCCACCCCATTAAACACTTTGAAGTTATCTAAATGGTCAAACCCAAGTTTTTCCTCAATTTGTTTAGCTTGCTTCTTAAATTGTTCTTCGTCATCTATTAATTCAGGCATATAGCCCTCCTCTCTTTACGTTTATTCTTTTAACTACTTGATATCCACATAACCAACAAATCATTCTGTAATACACAGAGGATTTGACGTTAGATTCTATCATTAGTCTGCTTAGATTTGCATTGCGACACATATCACACAACATATCTCTCTCTTTCTTTAGCCGTATTGCTACCTCATAAATAGCTAGATACCTACACGCATTGGATTAACAATCTATTTTATGGAGAACACCAAGTTTGGTGTAAGTATCTAGCTATCTACAAAAGAATTGTGTGAACGGAACTCTTGCAGATAGCTTGTAACACGCAGATTAACTAAAACGAAAGAACAATATGTTCTTACTCTACGTGTTAGCTCGTTTACAAGCGTGGATTTTCAACCACAAGCTGTTTTTACTTGTATTCTTCTATCTTTTTCAGATAGCTTGTAACACACAACTATCCAACCATTTGCTTTCATTCCATTTGTGGAATTTTGCTATGTGCTACAAGCTATACCCAGAGGTAAAAGAAGGTAGTTATGACTCTACCAAAATCCTCTGGGATAGCTCTTGTACTCGTAGGCAAATAAGGGTGTGAGAATGAATGACTCACAAAATCCTACGAGTATAGTTACCATAGAGTACGCAACCCCGTACAAACAAAGGGCAATTTTATTTATTTCTAAGCTACGTACTCTAACTAACTACTAATCTTTACGGCAACTCTCACATAATCTTTTAGCACCATATCCTAATGGTAAGACTATGTAACAAGAGCTACACAGTTTGTTAGTTTCTTTACCTCTATCAAGGGATATCTTGTCCCATGAATTAGGTTTCCAACTAGCGTCCTTAACCCCAAGTGAATCGTTTACTGGAACGATACCCTCTCTCGTTAAACGAGCTAGTCGTTTCATCTTATCTTCTAATTCTTTATCAAGAGTACGACATTCATAACATCTCTCATACTCTATGTCTGTATCTAATCCGAACTTACTATCACAAGAGATACATACCCTATCTATATATTTAACAGGGGCTTCTTGTATAAACTCAGACTGTGTATTGATTACAGGAAGTCTTGTATCTTCATATATAATCTCACCAGTATCTTCATCTACACCTACTATTGCTCTCTTAGTACTAGGTACAGTCGGCTTTCTATAACTCTTACTCATAATATTCCTTTTCTTTTATTTATATTTACTGTCGACTTCGGCGACAAAATCAAGTTAGCAGTCGACAAAATCCTCGCAACCTTCCACTATATAGAGGCAAGACTTGACAACTACTTAGCATTATGTACTCTCGTAATCTATATACATATGCTATGTAAGAAATTTTTTTTAAACTTTTCCTACTTTAATTATTACTACGCATATAAGCCCTGAATATATAAGCGTAGTCTGTGGTTCTCTACATTATAGGGGGGCGTAGCGTGGCGTGGCGTGGCGTTGCGTACGGATATGCGTTCGTAGTCTAGGGTTATCTACATTATAAGGGGGGTGGGTAGACTGTGGTTGTTTGCATATCCCCCCCCTATCGTGTCAACAAAAAAAAATCCTAAGGGGGAACGAGTCCCCCCTAGAATAAATTCAGCCCTAAGAATGTACATTCATAGAGTCGAAGTCATGCAACATGGAATATTCACAAATGTAAGTATCAACACTTAAGATGAACCATACATATTCTTCGAATGAACCACAGTCGCAAGTAACTGAGTTATCTTCCAAAATTTCGGGCATGATTACCACTCTTTCATTTGGGCGTCTAACTTAGCTAGAGTCGAAACACCATCGACTTTTGCTATCTTATCAGTTCCTAATGCAGTAATTAGAGCTTTTGAGAGCGTCCCATCTGCATTGAGCTTATAAGTGCCTTTCTTAAGAGCTTGTGGGTTATTTAAAACCAACTCTTGGAATTGCATATATGCCTTATAATTAGTCAATGGCTCTTTATGTAGTGGCTTAGATGTGAAGTCATCAACTATCTTACAGATATAAAAAGATGCTTTCTCTTTACCATCTACCTTACGAGCATTCTTACCAGTAACTATCTTAAAAGCAGTATAGTCAGATTCACCAACTCCCATTACATCATAATGTTTGTTAACTGCCTTATAGTTAGTTTTCTTTGATTTAGCCATAATTATTTTTCCTTTCTTTATAACTAATTTTCAACACCTGCTTAGAGCGTATTTGTCAAGTGAGTTTGTATCCCCTCTCGGCGTAAGCCGATATATTTGCTACAAAGGAAATTTACTAATATGCTAGAAAGCTAGCGTGAAATTGAACATAGCAACGCTCTAGTCGGCAAGGTTGCCGATAGTCCAACTTGTTGGATAAGTGGACAAATCAAAGAGCTTGAGCGTATGATACTTGCTATCGCAAGACTAAAAGGAATGTTCAATGTACTGTGTATGGTATTGCTTTAAAGCCCCCCATATAACCTACAATAATCTACAAATCCTAACAAAGACTCTAAGAGCCAGACATAATAAATAATAACCTACGACTGTCCTGCACCGTGTATGTGCGGATATGCGTACGGTGTCAATGCAGGGTGGGGGTGGTATATATACGTAAGGTTCTCGGAATATTTTGGTAATTCTTAAGTATAAAAAAGGGGGAAGCTAGTAATTGTTTAAGTAATAAATCACTTGCGTGATTAGTGTTACAGGTTACATTACAGGCTTACCAAACAAGGATACACCAGCTTCCCTAGTGTAGTATTTTAACAGCTTTCAGCTATAAAAGAAAGAAATAAATGCTTTATTTTATAGCAGAATTGCGTGAGTGTTTGTAGTGTCTCAACGGAATATAGCGGACATATAGGGAAACCTATTGAAAAATTTTGAATTTTTTTCTTTTTAAGGTCCTTGGGTACATCTTTTGTGGTAATCCCAGTCCATACTTGACAAGAGTATGCAAGATGCTTTTTGCCGTCCGATAGCTCTTACC